GGGCTGTGCGTTTTGACCGACCAAGGGGAGCGGCGGGCGCGGAACCCCTGAGGTTGCCCTGTGGGCAGTGTGTTGGTTGCAAGCTTGAGCGGTCCCGGCAGTGGGCCGTTCGCTGAAACCATGAAGCGTCCCTGTTCGATGAGAATTGCATGGTGACGCTGACGTATTCCGACGAGTGGTTGCCGAAAGGCGGCACGTTGGTGCCGCGTGATATGACTAATTTCATGAAACGTTTGCGGCGTCGGATAGCACCTCGTAAGGTGCGTTTTTTTGGTTGTGGGGAGTATGGGGAGCAGACGATGCGTCCCCATTATCACCTTCTTCTCTTTGGCTTCGATTTCCCGGATAAGGTGCGGGTTGCGACGTCGAAGGAGTACCCTGAATGGGAATCGAAGATGCTGGACGAGACGTGGGGATTCGGCTCTACGCTGATCGGCTCGGTTTCGTTCGAGTCTGCGGCCTATGTCGCGAGATATGTGGTGAAGAAGGTGTCGGGGCCCCTCGCTGCCGGGCATTACCGGTATGCGGATGGCGAGGGGTGGACGGAGCTCGAGCCCGAGTTCGGGCGCATGAGCAGGAGGCCAGGTATCGGCAAGGTCTGGTTAGAGCAGTTTGGTGACGAAGTGTACCCTGCCGATGAGGTGATTTCGCGCGGGCGGCAGGCTAAGCCGCCGCGTTTTTATGACTCGCTCCTGGAGGAAGCGAGTCCGTTGGAGATGTGGATGGTCCGGCGTGAGCGGGAGCTCGCTCGGAAGCCGGAGAATGAGACGGAGGAGCGGTTAGCTGTTCGTGAGAAGGTCACGAAGTCGCGTCTTTCCCTGAAACGGAGGCCGTTATGAAGCTGTTGGCTTTTACGGTGTACGACTCGAAGGCCGAGGCGTACCTCAGGCCGTACTTCGCGGAGACGAAGGGGCTCGCAATGCGAGCTTTCCGTGATGCGGTGAATGATCCGCAGCACGAGATGCACCGTCATGCGGAGGATTACACGCTGTTTCACATCGGGTCATTCGACCCGATGACGGGATCTCTGGAGAACGGTGTTTGTGTCTCCCTCGCTACGGCGATTACGCTGCGTGAGGCATCGAAATGAAGATGCCATCGGTGATGGGGCACAAGTTTTCGGAGGTGCCCAAGGCGGAGATCCAACGATCTCAGTTCGACCGTAGTTTCGGTTACAAGACGACGTTTGATGCCGGCTATCTGATTCCGTTTTACGCCGATGAGGCGTTGCCGGGTGATACGTTCGTCTTGAACGCGTCGGTGTTCGCTCGGTTGGCGACACCGCTGAAGCCGATCATGGACAACATGTTCATGGAGACGTTCTTCTTCTTCGTGCCGAATCGGCTGATCTGGAACAACTGGGAACGGTTCCAGGGTGCGCAGGATGATCCGGGCGATTCGACGGATTTCACAATCCCGCAGATGACGCCTACGTCGATCCCGGTGGGGTCGTTGTCGGATTACTTCGGCTGGCCGGCCGAGACGGGTACGACCCCTGGGTTCAATTCCCTGCACCATCGCGCCTATAACCTGGTGTGGCGGGAGTGGCTCAGGGAGCAAAACCACCAGAATTCCCCGGTCGGTGGCCCTGATTAATGTCCGGCTGAGCCGGTGGATTTCGTGCTGCTTCGTCGTGGTAAGCGGCACGATTATTTCACGTCGTGTTTGCCGTGGCCGCAGAAGGGTGACGCGGTGGCGTTGCCGCTGACGGGTAATGCTCCCGTCAAGACGGACGCTATCGTGGGGAACCCGATCGGTGTGGGGGCCACGGGAGCGACTCGTCCGATGGAGATCGACGGCGGAACCGGGTTTCTGGTTCCGGATGGTGGTACGTCTTCGGACGGGTTGTACGCGGACCTGTCGAGTGTGACGGCTGCGACGATCAACGAGCTGCGCCAGGCGTTCCAGGTGCAGCGCATCCTAGAGAGGGACGCTCGAGGTGGAACCCGGTACACGGAGGCTGTTAAGGCGCGTTTTGGAGTTACAAGCCCCGACGCTCGGTTGCAGCGGCCGGAGTACCTTGGAGGTGGCAGCTCTCCAGTTACTGTGTCGCCGATTGCTCAGACAAGCGAAGATGGTGCCACCCCGCAGGGAAATCTGGCTGCAATTGGAACGGTCAACTTTTCCGGTCACGGGTTCGCGAAGTCGTTCACGGAGCACGGTGTGCTTCTCGGTCTGGTATCGGTTAGAGCGGACCTGACGTACAGTCAGGGCGTGGAACGGATGTGGACGCGTTCGACGCGGTACGATTTTTTCGAGCCTGCGTTGGCGCATCTCGGTGAGCAGGCGGTGCTCAATAAGGAGATCTTCTGGCAGGATGCTGCGGCCGATGATGATGTGTTCGGCTACCAGGAGCGTTTCGCTGAGTACAGGTACAAGCCGAGTCGGATCACTGGCTTGTTGCGTCCCGGTGTGACTGGGTCGCTGGATGTGTGGCATCTGTCGCAGGAGTTCGGAGCTCTGCCGACGTTGGGCGCGACGTTCATCGTGGATGATCCTCCGGTGGATCGGATCATCGCCGTGCCGACGGAGCCGCATTTCATCTTCGATAGCTACGTGCGGCTGAAGTGTGCGCGTCCGATGCCGTTGTTCGGTGTGCCCGGGCTGATCGACCACTTCTGATGTGGGGTGTCGATCTAGCCGCGACGCTGATCCCTGGGGTCGCGTCGGCACTCGGGCAGGAGCGCGCCAATCGTCAGAATCAGGCAATGGCGCGTGAGGCCATGGCGTTCGAGCAGAAGTCTGCGGACAAGTCCATGGCGTTTTCAGAGCGCATGTCCAATACCGCGTGGCAGCGGGGAGTTCAGGATATGCGCATGGCGGGCATCAATCCGATGCTCGCGTTTTCTCAGGGTCCGGCCTCCGCGCCGCAGGGCGCGGGAGCTGGTGGTCAGTCGGCCCGGATGGAGGACGTCATCGGGCCCGCGGTGAGCTCTGCGCAGCATGGAGCTCGGTTGTCGAAGGATATCGAAGCGATCAACGCGGGCATTGCGCGCACGAGGGCCGAAGAGGCTTCGGTGCTTCAATCCATTCGGGAGTCGGAGGAGCGCACGCGTAACCTCCGTATAGAGGGCGCCGGTAGGGCCCTCGATCTGAGCTCGGCTCGAGCTCGTAATCTTCGCGGGCAGATCATGCAGGAGCCGCTTAGGCTCGGTTTGGATCTGACGCGACGTCTTTTTGATCCGCAGAATGCGCGGATCTTGTCGTATGAGCTCGGTAGCGCAGCGCGTCGAGCTCGGAGTGGTGCAGGTGCGGCCGTCGGCCGCGCTGGTGAGTTCCTACGAGGGGCCGTCGATCGGCTCCGTGAGATTGGTCCGAATCGGACCCAGAGGAATTGATGAGTCTCCGTCTGAGGGAGCTTTCGAGTGAGCGTGAGCTCACGTTAGAGGATGTGCGTAATCCTCTGGTGTGTGGGCCTAGTCTCACGAAGCAGGAGTTCAAGGGCGAGTGTGATATCAATAACATTATCGCCCGCTTTCATCGTGATGGTTTCACGCGCCATTTGGCGCGTGGTGTGCCGCAATTCGTAGATGTGTCGCTCGTGCCGGATTTTCGTACGGCCATCGAGCAGGTGCGTGCGGCAGAGAAGTTTTTTGGCGGGCTTCCCGCCAAGGTTCGGGCGCGTTTCGGTAATGACGCGGCCCGGTATCTGGATGAGGCGGGGAGCCTCTCCAGGGAGGAGCTCCGCGAGCTCGGCATGGCCGAGCTGAGAGCGGAGGATGTCAGACGTCGGTCTTCAGACGTCGAAGCCCCCCCCGTCCCGGAGGGCGGAGGGGGCGTCTAACACAGTTCGTCCTTGATGTAACTGTGTGGACTGACACCGTCAGGTGTTGTCAGTCCTCGGGGACCTCCTTCGGGGGGTCCCCGTTTTCGTTCTCGCCGAGGAGCCAGGCAGCCTGGTTGAGGTGAGTGACCACGTCCTTGGTGGTGCCGTAGATGAATAGGCGCCGCGCTTTGCGGACGTGGTGTAGGGCCAGCGCCATGGTGGCGTTGGCCTGTTGTAGGCGGGCCGTGGTTCTCATGAGGGCTCGCCGTCTTTCTGGAGGTTCCGCAGGGCGTGTATGAGTCTGCGGGTCCTCTCGAGCGTGTGGTACTGCCTACGCTCTTTTGCCTCGAGGCGGTTGATCTCGAGCTGGTAATCGTGAAACGTCATCGTTTCCTGCGGTTGCTTTTTCATGCGTCCTCCATTTTGGTTGTCGGGCACGACATTTTGTAATTTCGCGTATGCGTTCTTGTGGGTCAAGTTCTCTTTCATCGCGTGCGTGCGCGTTTCGCGCGTGCGTGCGTTGCAGTTAGATGGTTGTTGCGCGTTAGCGCGTGCGTGAGCTAATAGTTTCTTTTCTTCCTTTCTCTCATGGAGGCGCTGTTATGAAGCGGTCCCGGATGGGTCGAGGTAACTCGAAGCGTGTGTTCACTCGAGGAGCTCAGAGGGTGCACCCTCGGAATCAGACGTCTGGGCGCCCGATGCGGGGCGGCATAAGACTCTGAGCGGCGGAGCCGCTCGAGGGGGCAAGGGGGGCGTAGCCCCCCAAAGGGCGCGTTAGCTATGCCCTGCTATAGGCCGTTACAGGCTTATAGGTCTTTCTCAGG